ATTTTATTATCTAAACCTAAGTATTGTATAGGAAACGGCTCGCTCGACCATTCTATTACGTCTTGATTTAAATCGCAAAATTTAAGAAATTTTAACTCCCAAGAACTTCTATATGTTGGATAAATTTCAGAATTCATCAATTTATCAACAGGCTTAATATATTTCTTTTCATTAATAGGTTTATAAATTCCTTGCTTCCAACTTGCCATTTTATCGCTTATCAATTTACTTAAATACTTAGTTGAATTAGCAAACCATTACAGGTGGCAAATCTTGCCATTTACTAAGTAATTCTTCATTTAATTTTTCTATTTCCGATTCTGCTAAACTTCTTATATCAGCGTAATTAATCGTTGCTCCGCCTACAACGTTTGCTGAATACTTACCTAATACCACTGATTGCATTAATCTTGATTCTGCCACTGCTCTACGTTGAACCCACTCTTGTTCGTATATCGAATCGCCGTTCTCGTCTTGAATATATCTAGTTCTACATTCTAATAATAAATTTCCGTGATAATCTTCAAATATATATAATTTTTTCTTATATGAATTATAGTTATAATTAATTTCTTTATCTACATATTTCTTTAATTGCGTATTAAGAGATGAAATATTAATCATAAATGCTAATGCAGTTCCTAATCCGTCAGTTATCATTCTTGAAACGTTATCATCAACATATCCACTTAGGTTAGATGATACAAGCATTGAGTCGTATTTTCCTAGAGTCATAATTTCTTCAACTTCAGGTGCTACATTATACTCGCCACGTCCTTGACAAGTAAATTTAACATATTGAATTAACTCGCCGTCATAAGCAATATTAGTAAATTGTCTAATAGATTTATCAATTGCTTGATTTAATTGTGCGTCTGTTAATTCTACTTGTAATTGTGGATAACCTAATTCAAGTTTAATAATTTCTCTTAATTCTGCTTTAGTCATTTAATATAATCCTAACTTAAATTAATATTATTTATCATTAATAATCATTATTAAATTATAGTTAAATAAATAGTTTTAAACATTATTTAATATTTAATGGAGCAATTAATGAATTCTGAAACAAATGAAATTTCTGAAGTTAAAAAATTATCTGATATATTTCCCCCTGAATTAGTTGAGTATTATAAACAAAATAAAAATCTTATTACTGAAGAATTGCTTGATACATTAAGAACATATGGCAATGATGGTAAGGCTTTAGCACTTGAAATTTTAGATACTCCAATGGACGATGAAAAATATCATCTTGACGCATTCGGTAATAGAATTTTCTTTAACGGTAATAGGCAATTAAAAAGACCTTTTACAAAAATGCCTATTGCTAAAATTCACGAAATAGAGATTAAAAAATGTGCTGATGATATATATTATTTTATGGATAATTATATAAGAATTACTACGCCTAAAGGATTAAATTTTCCTGAATTAAGAGAATATCAAAGAGAATTTATATCTGTTATTAATAAAAAAGAAAATGAAAAAATTATTAGTTTGCAACCACGCCAAAGTGGTAAATCGGTCAGTGTCGGTATATGGATTTTGCACGTATTTTTGTTCCAAAAAGATTTAACAATAGGTATAGCAAGTAATAAACTTGCAATGAGTAAAGAATTTGTTGATAAAGTTAAGAAAATGTTTTTAACTGTTCCAATGTGGCTACAATGTGGAATTCTGAATTGGAACGTTGCGACTATTGAAGGCGAAAATAGAATTAAAATTTTGTCAGATACTGCTTCAGATTCATCTTTTAGGGGATTTTCGTGTTTGAATTCGCTCTCCGTGCTTCATCTTACCCTTGAAGATAAGAGTTGCTTATTGAGTAATACAAATAATAGTAAAGAATTTAGATTAAAGGATTATATCAATAAATCAAGAATTAACAACATTGCTAAACAAAATAAAAGAAAATACAGACTTTTCAAAAACAAGAAACTTCAATTAAAAAAATTAAACCAATCTAAATTTATTAAAAACACTTTATTTAAAGTGCCAACACCTAATGGATTTCAAAGTTTTAAGGGATTTTTAAAGTCAAAAGATAGACAAGGATTAAGAATTGATTTTGATGATAATACATTTATATCTTGCACTAAAACACACTTAATTAAAATAAGCGAAAATCTATTTATAGAAGCACAATATCTTAAAATAAATGATATTATCTCTAATAAGAAAATAATTAAAATTTCAAAACAAAAAGGCGTATTTTACGATTTATTTGAAGTTCAAGGTCATCAATATATCGTAAATGATATAATACATCATAATTGTAATTATCTTATAGTAGATGAAGCAAGTTGGATTATGGGAACAGATAGTTCAGGCACATCTTTTAAATGTTTTGCAGACTCCGTATTTCCTTCACAGGAAGCCCTAGCAAACAAAAAAACTATATTAATATCTACCGCAAACGGTAAAAATCACTTTTACGATATTTGGGAAGGTGCAGGCGAAACTAAAGAAACATCTGATAACGGATATGTAAAATATGAAGTTAAATGGCAAAATGTGCCAAGACACAAACCAACAGGCGAATTATATGAACCTGAAGAATTTAGAAATTCTGTTATAAAATCTTATGGAGCAGTTTTCTTTAATCAAAACTACGGAAACGAATTTATAGGTTCATCAAATACCCTAATAGACGGCAAAGTTTTGGCAAAATATCAATATCAACAACCTGATTTTGTAAGAAATCCTGGACTTAAAATTTATGAAGAACCAATTAAAGGACACTCTTATATATTTGGTGTAGATTCTGCAAAGGACGGCTCTGATAGTTTTGCTATACAAGTTTTAGATATTACAAATTTTAACTTTAGGCAAGTGGCAACTGCAAAATTAAAAATAGATTATCTAAGAATGCCTGAATTTATTGATGATTGGGCTAAATACTTTAACAATGCTTTTGTAATAGTTGAAAATAATGAAGGTGCAGGACAATCAGTAGCAGATAGATTATATCTTGAATTTGAATATGAAAATTTATATTTTGATAAATCAAGAACTTCTGTTGGGTCTAAGAAAAAATATCCAGGTTTTAGAACAACAAAGAAGTCAAGAGATATTATTTTGCAAACACTTAAAACAATGGCAGAATCTGATAAATTATTAATTCAAGATAAAGATACAATAGATGAATTATTTAATTTTGTATTAAAAGATAATAAATATCAGGCAGATAATAATAAACACGATGATTTAGTAATGGCTTTGGCATTATGTTTTGCTATATTTGCAGAAGCAAGAAATTTCAACGAAATGAACGAAATAGTAAAAGAATTAGATTCTAAAAGTTCAGATTCTGATTTAAATGTTTCTGATTATTTAATTATAGGCAACTTTGATATTTTAACAGATGATAGTAATAATGATTACTTAAATGATGAAGATTTTAGTTCTAAATTTGGAAGTTTTGATTACATTGAATAGTATAGAGTAGTATTGAATAGTATTGTGTAATATGATAAGGGTTCAATTAAGAACCCTATCAAAAAATTAATTAGTCCTTTTTGGAACAATAAAATAATAACTAAATATACCTTAAAAAACACTTAAACACTTAATTTTTTAGTTCTTAGATGATTTTAAACCTGGTCTAGTTCTGACGACATCTGAAAATTCGTCATCGTCAATATACCAAAATGGCTTATAACCATCTTGATAATACATTTTCCCAAAATCTGAAGGGTGACTTGCAAGATGTGCAATTACACGATAGATATTCGTCATATTAGATTTATCCCACGCTTCATCTTTTCTTGCTCTAAGAAATATAAGCATAGGAGTAAGCAAAACACCCAAAATAAATGCTAATATAGCAATTACAATATAACTCATTTTAATCCTTTATATAAGATTAAATTATTTATATTATATAGAATTTACAATATCGTTAAATTTTGTATTATCAAACTCTTTACAACCACTATAAACCATTCTAGCACCGCTAAATCCGTGATATCTCAAAGTGTCGAATCCGTCTATTTTTAAACAATCTTGCTGTTCTTGCAAAACTAATGTATTATGTTTAAATCTTGTATAAAATACATCAATTTTACCATATGAAATATTTTTAAATACTTTCCTTGAAAATTTAGGCGTATCACAATTATTATTAGTTGTTATTTGTGTTAAATCTAATCCACCTTTTTTACCAACAATAACTGCGTCTTGCTCGTAATATACACCTAAAGAAACAATCTTTTTCTCAAAATTTTCATAAGTATCTCTAACATTTACAACAAAATATGTTCTTTCTTCAACAGGTCTTTCATCAGGTAGATTTTGATTTTCAATAAATCCACCCCCTACTTTAGTTACTAAATATCCAAACGTCATTAATCTTGATTTTAATTCTTTAGAATTCTTTAAGTTTTCTTTATATGATTTTGCTCCACGACAAGCAGAGATAAAAGCAATATCATAATTTTTAATGTGCTGATATGCCCTGCTTAGTGAAGTTTCATTTAATTCAAAACCTAATTTATCTGTCTTAACATTATTAATACTATTATTACTATTGATATTATCTAATAAATCCATAAATTTACTCATTACTTACCCTTAAAAGCATTAACTCCATAAACAGGTTCTATATTTTCCTGAATTCTTAAAGATTCATCTTTTATATTTAATTCA